GGCGGCGGGCGCTGCTGCTTCTGGAATTCTAGGCACAGAATTTACCAAAGTTGGTCTTTTTGCAACCACTGGGAAAACAGTAAATCCACAACTTGAGTTAATGTACACTTCTCCTAGTTTGAGAAAATTTTCCTTTGACTTTAGACTAATTCCCAGAAATGCAGTAGAATCTAATTTAATTAAAAAAATTATAAATGAATTAAAGTTTTATTCTGCTCCTCTCATTCCGAAAGATTCTTCAACAGGTAGATACTTTATTCCACCAGCACAATTTGAGATTGAATTTTATAATTCACCAAATGAATCTAATTCATTTTTGTTTAAAACCAAAAAGTGTGCATTGACTTCTATTTCAGTCGACCATTCTCCGAACGGGTTTGCAACTTTTGCGAATGGCGCACCAGTTGAAACAAGGTTGCAACTGCAGTTCCAGGAAACAACTATTTTGGATAGAAACGCTATCACAGAAGGATACTAATGTATTTCAGATATTTTCCAAAAACATTGTATTCGTTCGAACTTAATAGCCAGAACGCATTAAGTGTTACAAACATATTTGCAAGATTTAAGTTTAACAGTCAGGTGTTAAACAATGCATATGCAATGTACAAGTACCAGATTGTTAGCGGTGATACGCCTGAAATTGTTGCCTATAAACAATATGGTGATCCAACCTATCACTGGGTAATCTGCCTGACAAATAATCTGCTAGACCCTGTGTTCGACCTTCCTTTGTCTCAAGATGAATTGGAAAGAAAGATCGTCAAGCAATATGGGTATGCGAATATTGCAAACGCATATTCGACCATTCATCATTATGATTTAGATGTCGTGAAAACGCTATCAGAAGTTGGTGGTGCTACAACTAAAACAGAAGAAAATTATACTGTAACTCTTGATCAATATAACTACAACTCGAATACTATTGTAACCAAACCAATAAACACAACAACAACAGAAACTATCTCATTTAGAGCAAATAATTCTGACCCGAATACTGCTATTACATCTACTCTAACAATACAGTCGACATATAAACCAGTCTATGTGTATGATTATGAGACTGAACTGAATGAGTCTAATAGGCAAATCAAGATCTTAAAACCGCAGTATATTCCTTCCTTGATTAATGAAATAGGTCAAGTGTTAAATGCTTAACAACACTAATTATTCTTCTCGTGATATTATTATAGACGAATTGGTGCTAGTCAGCGCAGTTGGTAATGTTGATTTATCTAAAATTTGGAATAGAATTAATATCTATGAAGACATCTTTTCTCCAGTCGTTACTGGTTCTATTGAGATTGTCGATGCCAGAAATTTATATTCATCGTATGAACTGCAAGGCAACGAATATATCACTATTGTGTTTTATAGACCAGGCGAAAACGATTTCAAGTACACAAAAACATTTAGGGTTTATTCTGTCACGGATAGACAACCATTAGAAAAATCTCAAGGGCAAACATATACTGTTCATTTTTGTTCTGAAGAGCAAATTTTTTCAAATCAACAAACTTTATCTAAAGCATACAATGACGCGGATATCACGCAAGCAGTATTTTCTATTTTACGAGAACACTTAAAGATTAATCTTAAAAAGATAAACCTTAATAATTTTGAAAAATCGTTTGGATCATACAATGGAACTTTATCTAATTATACACCATTTGATATGATTTTAAAATTAGCTGAAAACTCATTCACCGAAAACGAATCTACCTTTTTGTTCTTCGAGAATAGAGAGGGATTTAATTTTATGTCTTTGGAAACTATGTTCTCCAGAGCACCTATCACAAAACTAAATTATAATAATGCTAAATTTACTGTGAACCAAACAGACAATGCAGAGATTTCTAACAACATCAACAAATTAAACATTAAAACTTGCTTTGATGTTCTAAAGAATACTAAATCACCGCTATACTCTTCTAAGTTACAAACTTTAGATATCTTAACGCAAAAATACAGAAACTATGAATATTCTTTTGGTGATCTAAAAGAACGAAATGGTTCGGTGGCTAAAAAATTGCTGTTAGACAAGACAGGAGGCTTTGTGGTTTCTAATGCTAAAAACAGAAACAACAAAGCATTGTTCCAAGAACACGATACATATCGCTCGTTTTGGTTAACAAATCTAGGGCAAAACAACAACGAGTGGATTCGTGGAGTAACATCCAGAAATAACACCAGAATTATCGATGGTAAACCAGTTCCTGTTACCATTAGCGATAGTAATGTAGAAAGAACAATGATGCAGAGAGCAGCACAATTGTACATGCTCATGAATACATCTATAGATTGTATTGTTCCAGCAAATCCATTTTATACTCCAGGATATGTTGTGGAGTTTGATATGCCAGGATTTATGCCAGAAAACGAAACACAACGAAACATTGATCCATTCCTATCTGGAAAATATCTGATTACTGCTGTTCGTCATGTGATGACTCCATCTGGTGGACAGCAAACTCTCATGACTTTGAGTAAGAATTCCGTCGGTGAAAGATATTCAAATTATAATAATGACAAGCATGCTATCGCGAGGTCTTTATAATGGACGGAGCAATTTTAGGAGCACAAGGATTTGTTTGGTGGTTCGGTATTGTTGAGAATCGCATAGATCCACTAGAACTCGGTCGTTGTAGAGTCAGATGTTTTGGGTGGCACACGCAAAATAAATCTCAAATACAAACAGAGGATCTTCCTTGGGCGCATCCAGTTGTACCATATGGAGTGAAGTCTGTTCAGCCTCCAGCAGAAGGAACAATGGTATTCGGTTTTTTTGCAGATGGAAAAGAGGGACAATATCCTATTCTTATGGGAACTGTTCCAGGTATCCCAGAAGAAATTTTAGATCGTAGCACAGGATTTTCTGACCCGTTAAGTGCTGCAGATAAACGCAATGCTGCTATGCCGCGCAAAATAGATACTGGTGCATCGCAGCTCGGTAAAGATACAAAAGGAATAAGGATTGCAGACGAGGATCCTTCAAGATATCCAAAATATCTAAACGAGCCTACAATATCAAGGCTTGCAAGACCAGTTCGCGGCGAGAAAGATGGTAAGTTTGATGGCGTTACAAACGAATCTATCGCCAATACAACCATAGATATACAAAGAAAGACCAGAGTCACAGGCATTCCTACAGCCGCTGCTAGTCAGTGGGACGAAGCCTATCCAAGTTATGCTGCTAAATTCCCATACAACAATGTTACAGAAACCGAGTCTGGGCATGCGTTTGAGTTAGACGATACCTTTGGCTTTGAGCGTGTGCAACTTTCGCATAGAACAGGAAGCACTCTAGAATTTGCAAATACAGGTGCTACGAAGATAAAATCTACTTCTAGTCGCCAAGATATTACTATGGGTGACCAAAGAACTTATGTAAATGGCGACAAGTATGAAACTATAGACGGCGATTATTATCTGCAAATTGGCGGCAAACTCCGTATTCTTGCTAAATCAGTTGAAATTGTTTCAGGGTCTGGCACTGCTATTTCTGCACCACAGGGTATATCGATAACAGGTGGACAATCTGTAGCAATAACTGGATTATCTGCTAGTATGTCTGGTGTATCAACTACCGTGAGTGGTGTAAAAACTCAAGTTTCTGGGGAAATGTCAACAACTGTTAGCGGTGCAGTCACTCATATACTGGGAAATGCTGCCGTTGTTGTGAAGTCGCCATATGGTCGTGCAGAACATCTAATTAGCGAAGAACAAGGAATAAAGAACTTGAATACTTGCACACCTAATCCAATCCCAGACCCGTTGCCTAATGGTCCACCGCCACCATCACCTGTTGTTGCTAGTTTAGATTTCCCAGCATCAAATATTAATTTTTAACACTTGAGAAAATCATGGGATCAGGAATCGCAATTTTACAACGACAGCAAGAAATAAAGACTGAAATGTCTGGAGATAATTTTGCTGCGAATGGCGTGTATGGGTTTAGCGCAGATGTCGCTCCATATGTTCCATCGTCCGCACCGCTATCAAGCAGCGATACATTCTCGCCGAAGGCGCAAGATGAGTTGATAAACCCATCGCCGAGCACAGTAAACATTGTGAAGGGGCAAGATAACTCAGTTTTCTTACCGAAAACGACTGGAACAGATGTAAAGGTAACTTTTGAAAACGGTCGACCAAATGTATCATTGAGTTTACCGAGCGCTTCATATGAAGAAATAACCAATCTGTTTATACAGGCAATTCTAAAAGGCGAAAGACCACAGCTTCCACCTAATATTAGAACCAATTTTTCAATCACGCCACCGCGAGACTCGAGTGGAGATAGAGGAGCAGCATCTACTGTCGCATCTCCTTTAAGTAATGCTACTCCAAATACTACTACAACGCTTACAGAACAAACAAAAATTCAACTTTAAAATCGAACTAAATATGTGTATAGAATCTAGTGCAATTTATATGATGCAGATGATTGACGCGAAAAGAGTCAGTTTGATATCGCTTTCAGAAGAAGAAAAATCTTTTTTGATTTCAAACAATCTGCAAGAAAAAATTGACGCTCACGAGGCATATATTGCTGCAATGATGCGATTAAAAGATATTGAGGATTCGTGTAGAAAACAGTACGGTGACGATATTATTAACAAATTAATTAGAGGTATGCCGCTTTCCCAGGTTTAGGTAAAATAATCAAGATTATCCTCTGTCTCATCGGGGGATTACCATTGCTGCAGACATTAGCCTTAATGTTTTCCTGCGTCCCTATCCCATTCGTTAAAAATGGTGGGTTAGACTTCGCACAAACTGGATTCGGCAAATTCCTCACTAGCATGAAAAATTTGTTTGACAAGGGAGCAGACATTGTTTCTAATTTCTTTAAACAATATTTCCGCAACCCTCTAGTCGATGCGTTTAAGGACTTTAAAGAAGCTGTGCTTGATCCATTAGACAAGGCATTGGCTTCGCCGTTTGAAGCAATTAATAACGAAATAGATAACTATGCCGCTAACGATTACGCTGGGTTAAAACAAACATTTCCTTTAATCGCTGGTAGCGGTTTGGGTAGTGTCCAGGCGTCGTTTGATGCACTAGAAGCATCACTCGGAAAAGCCCAAAATTTTGCCGATAACTATCAAATTGGTCCATTTACTCTTGGTAAATTAGCAACGATTGCACAAAATGCATCGCTCCAGTCAAGTCTACAGCAATTCAGAGATCACACCGACGCACTTTCTGGTGTTAAGTCAACCATGGCTTACGATCTTATTACTCTATACAGTAATGTTGCCAGCATTGGTGCTACTGCTAACATTGCTTCTAGCAATGTAGTAACACCAAACCTAAACTCAACAGCATATCCTAGAGTTGATTATGGTGATACAATCGTAATTGACTCGCAAACAAAGGTTGTTACTGAAAAGGTATTTACAGCCCATGCGTCTGGAACCGTTTCTGTAGATGTTACAACCAACAATGTAAAGGTTACAACAGCTAGTGTGGGAACTTTAAACCTCGCCAATTGTTTATTATCGCCTACAAATACGCTAAATCTAAACACAAGTATGTTTATTACTGTAAACGGTGATATTCGTAGAATTGAATCCATCAATGCTGCTGGTGACTTTTTACTTGTAGACCTTCCGTTTGATTACTCAACGACTGGAGTTTCGTTATTCAAGGAAACTTCATTTGTAGTAAACACCGCATTCACAACAAGTAATACAAATCAAACTGTTTTTGTAAGAACACCGTTCGTTTGCAACACTGAGTGTTTGGATACAGTTATTACTGGTAACGGAACTTCTTGGACTTCACAACTTGAAGTTGGTGATAAGATTATCTACGACACCAGAGAGTTTATTATTGAATCACTAACAGATACAACTATTACTGTTGATGGTCAGTTTAGACTAACTAAAAACTTTGCCGTTTACAAAGTAAATAATGAGATTGAAGTAATGACATTGGGCGAAGATATTGACCCAGATGAGATTATCAACGGATTTACCATGATTGAAACTATGACTGGCGACCCAAACTTTATGAAGGGGGTGAAGTCTAGAGTTCGCCTGGCGAATGGTAAATATCAATCTGTTGCAACAGAAGTTCCGACTGACGCGGCGCAATCACTGTTTAAGAAAGAATTGTTAAACGAAGCAAAAGATGCCCTAAAGCGTTTGAAGTATGACTTAAACGACGCTAAAACCAGAGCAATGTCTGAATCACAAATCAATTCAGCCATATCTGGTGTTATTGGTCGATTCAATACTGTAAAGAATGATCTTGAAGCAGTCGTTGCGCGAGATAAACAAATCATCAAAAATGTTAAGAACTTCGTATCGGCACTGGGTAAGTTATTCTCGTTGTCTTGTGGAAAGAAGAAGAAGAAAAAGGGTGACAGTTCTTCGGACGACTATTTGGATGTGATCACCGTGCCATATGCAGTTGAAGACGGATGTGATGCTACAACTGGACAATTTATCAATATCTTAGACGACTTTGATGGTGAATTTAACCAAGACGGATTTGTTGGACCAACAATTAACGCTAACACCAGCATAGCTGCAACCAATCAGTTTGATGGTTCTGATGTTATTATTGGTCCTCTACCAAATCAAACTCAGGGCACAGGTACTGGGGAAAGCAATGTCGGCATCGATGGTCGCGATCCAAGCGTCAATGTTCCAGAAGATCCTTGCGCAAAACCTTGCTAAATATACAAAAGGGTGCATAGATGTCACTAGAAGTCCGTACATATAAAGATTTAGACCTAAACTTTAGAGCACATCCAATTACAAAAGATGTGGTAAAGCGAACGGGAAACGCAGCCATCATTGGTGCATTGCGTAACTTAATCCTCACTAATCTCTACGAAAAGCCATTTCAGCCGACATATGGATCAAGAATCCGTGGTTTATTGTTCGAGGATGTGTCGTTTATCACAGCGAATATTTTGCAAACAGAACTCAGCACCGTAGTCGCCAATTTTGAACCTCGTGTCGGCATTGACGCAATTCGTGTTCAAGCCAATCCAGAACAAAATCGTTACGACATTACTATTCGATTTTTCATAAATAACCTTGAAGCACCAGTCACAATCAACTTCTTTCTAGAGAAGGTCCGTTAATGGCAAATACCGACCAAAAACTTGTAGTCTCAGAGTTAGACTTCACGCAGATTAAAAACAACCTGAAGAACTTTCTTAGAGACCAGTCTGAATTCACAGATTTTGATTTCGAGGCTGCAGGCATCAATGTTTTATTGGATATTCTTGCCTACAACACGCATTATATGGCGTTTTATAATAATATGGTGGCTAATGAGATGTTTTTAGATACTGCATTGCTACGCGATTCAGTCGTATCTCATGCTAAGATGTTGGGTTATACACCAGTTTCCTCTATTTCACCCAGAGCAACTATCAATTTACAGATAATTAGACCAATTGGAAATACTCAGGCTACTCTCGCTCTTCCTAGATTTACTCGTTTTCAATCAGCACCAATCAACGGTGCATCGTATACATTTGTAAACCAGGAAGCCAAAACGGTGAATTATGATCCAACTTGTAACCGTTTTTGTTTCGACAACCTTTATATCTATCAGGGTCAGCCGCTAACCTACACATTTACATATAACGCGACGAACAATATATCGCAATCGTTTGAGTTGCCAGATACTGGGATTGATACCCTATCAATGGAAGTGTTGGTACAAGAGTCATCAACTAGCATAAAAACTGAAAGGTTTACACTGGCTACAGATGCTACAACAGTATCTTCAAACTCAGCAGTATACTTTATTGATGAAACTAGAAACGGAAAATATAAAATCTATTTCGGTGATGGTGTAATCGGTAAAAACCTAACAAACGGAAATGTGGTTATTGTAAACTATCTAAAAACAGATGGTGCTGCTTCGAATAAGGCTAATTCATTTAGTCTAATTGACTCTGTTGGTGGTTTTACTAACTCAGTAGTGTTTCCGCTGGTAGCAGCATCTGGCGGTGACGCACAAGAATCTGTTACAAGAATTAGATTTAGCGCACCAAAAGCCTATGTATCTAATAATCGTGGCGTTACAAAAGAAGATCTAATTGCTCTAATCAACAAAAACTACCCATACTTTGAAGCAGTTAATGTTTGGGGTGGTGAAGAAAACATCCCACCTGTTTACGGTAAAGTATTCATAGCAGCAAAACCAACACTCGGTTTTGAGATTACAGACTCTGAAAAACTTGATGTGATTAATAATGTAATCAAGCCAGTGTCAGTCGTTACTGTTATTCCAGAATTTGTCGATGTTGATTATAACTATCTACAAGTGTTTGCTGAAGTTTATTACGATGCAACTAAAACCACAAGATCTGCAGATGCAATAAAATCTATTGTTCAAACTGCAATCACTAACTTCAAGAACACTGAATTGGATAACTTTAACAGTCGATTTAAATTGTCTAAACTGCTCCGTGCTATCGACGACGCAGAAACATCTATCTCTTATTCCGATGCAGTAACAGTTATCGAAAAGAGACTTGTTCCTCAGCTTGGTGCTGCTAGAAATTACACACTAGACTTTGGTACACCTATCTCTCGCGAAGATCCTTCTTATAGAATCTACTCAACTCCAGCATTCGGACAATTCGATGCTGATGGTGTTCTTCGTAAGTGTTTCTTTGAAGAAACACCAGGATCTTCTTCTGGCGTTGAATCGATTACAATCAATTCGGCTACAGGTTCTTATCTAACCGCACCAACAATTTCTATAAACGGAGACGGTGTTGGCGCTAATGCATATCCTGTGATTGTTAACGGTAAAATTACACAAATCGTTGTGGATAAACCAGGTGTTGGGTATACAACTGCTACAACACTATTGTATTATCAAGACGAGATTGATACAACCGCGTCTTTCACTGTAAATATGCAAGGTCGTTTCGGTACACTGCGCAGTTACTTTTTTGATAATAACAATATCAAAACAACATTGGATGCTGAGGCTGGAACAATTGATTATCAGCTAGGCAAGATTACCTTGCAAGAATTTGATCCGTTCTCAATCGAAGATCCACTAAAGATCTTTAGAATGGTTGCTAAACCAGAAACAAATAACTTTGAATCTGCTCGTAGTCGAATTATCACTATCGACGAAGAAGATACAAATGCTATCAACATAAGTGTTAAATCTCTCTCTTAATGTTTGCAAATAATTACATATCAACAATTGTAGAGAACCAGGTACCTGAGTTCGTAAGAGCCGATCATCCAACATTCGTGACATTGCTCAAAAAATACTATGAGTATATGGAGCAAACCGATAAAACATTAAGAGTCGGTAAAGATCTGTATGATTACATGGATGTTGATACGACAAGAGCAGACTTGATCAAGTATTTTAAGACGAAGATTATTCCAGATTTTCCTGAAGAAACCGAACTATCTACTGAGAAACTGATAAAGGCAGCAAAATTTTTCTACTCTAAGAAAGGCTCCGCTGAATCCTTTAAGTTTCTATTCAAAACATTATACGGTCAGGAAGTTGACATTTACTTCCCGAAAGAAGATATCCTTAAAGTATCTGATGGTAAATGGAAACAACCACAAGCACTTCGCCTAGCATTTACCGATACCAGTTCTCTTGTTGCTGGTGGTAATGTCAATGTGTTTGCAGTTACTGCTAACACCATAAATGCCAACGGATTTAATATCCTATCAAAAGGCATTACAGTCAATTCATATATTCGTATTGGTGATTCGCGTAGAAAAGTTGTCACGATTAACACATCAGGCGATTTTCTTCGAGTTGATATTCCATTCGCTAACACATCAAACGCGCAAACATTTGATTCTGTTAAATTGTTCAAGGTAGAGTTAAGCGAATACACCAATTTTGACATTAAACTGCTCGAAAGAAAACTAGGCATCGGCGAGATTTCTAGAACAACTTGCGTTATTGAAAAAGCAGTACTAACTGTTGATGGTGAAACTGGGCGCGAGTTCGTAGAACTTTATGTTTCGAATGTAACTAGACTATTTGAAGCTGGTGAAAATCTAGTCGTAAAGTATACTGACACCAATGGTGTTGAGCAAACATTCAAGTCTAAGATTATCTCCTTGCTATCAAACATCAGTTTGTTTAGAAATAGATTTGGCGTTGTTCAAACAGGTAGAAAGTATAAGACTGGAGATCCAGTAGTATTGTTTGGTGGTCTCACAGATTCACCTGATGCTGTCAAGGGTATCGCCGTTGTTAACAATGTTTCTACAGGATCTATTGAAACTGTTGAAGTTATCCAACCAGGATACTTCTTTAGAACAGAACCAAATTCATTGGTTCGTATAATCTCAAGTTCAGGTATCGGTGCCAATGTTCTGATATCAGGTATCTATGATGACGGTGGCGCCAATAGTGCAAATATTCAGTTTAACACAGATGCTATTGTGTATAAGGCTGGCATCACATTAAACGCTGCTTCTTACACCTTTGACAATATTGCAAACGCAAATATATCAACTGTTATTGGAGACGCATTATCGTATGAAACCATTACACTCGGCAAGGTTCGTGCGCTCGACTTAGATGACGGTGGCTCGTTCTTCGAAGAACCGCCAACATTTGACGCCATATCATTATACGAATCTGACTATTCCCTAGACCAAGGATTTTTAAACATTCCTTCTGGTCAATTTTCGCAATATAATCCATCCGCTTCTCCGCCAACAATCCGATTAAGTTCGTCAAACTCATCATATAGTTTGGCGAATGGATTCTACACTGGCTCTCGCCTTTTCTTGGATGTGGGTGATACTGCTCACTATGCAGAAGTTGTAGATTACATTGTAAACAATCCAGGTTCTGCTTCTAACACTAAAACATTAGTTCTAGATCGACCTTTTGAAAATAACATTAATCAAACAAACATCTTAAACTTTAACTTGTTTTTTGACTTTAGACCAAATGTTCGCGGTCCAGGCAAACTTGGTATTATCTTAGTGAGAAACGGTGGCAGCGGATACAATGTAACTAATAACATCATTGAGTTTATTGGTACTGGTGTTGGTGCAAATGCATATCACACGGTAGACGCGAACGGAAGTATAACGAGCGTCACGATAGATAATCGCGGTGAAGGTTATCCAGAAGCACCATCTATCTTGATTAGAGATACGAATACTGGGAATGTTGCAACGGGTTCTGGTGCACTATTCGACATTTATCTATTGAGTGATGGTGAAGAGTTTGCCGCCGAAACATCGGATATCGGTCGTATTCAAGACTTTAGAATTCTGAACCGTGGATTCGAGTACGCTAATACACCATTGACATCGCTTAAAGTTGTCGACATACTTACAGATAATCTTGCTTCTGGGCAACTTGTCTTGTCTGGAGATTCTGTCTGGCAGGGTGGTGTTACTAATGCAGCTGCTACCTTCCGCGGAACCGTTGACGACTCTTATAGATCTGATGCAAGCAATACTGTTATTCGCGTGTTTAACTACTCTGGTTCGATTAACACATCAGAGCCGATTCGTGTGGCTACAAGTTCTGGAAACCTCACTCTAAACCTATCTACCGCCAATGCAACGATATCATTTAACGATGTTAACGATGCAGTTGAGCGCAAATACCCACATTTCTATGGGGATGGACTAGCCAAAGCCAATACCGAGTTCCTGAGAGGATTGATCAAATACGGTGGATTCTACCTAAACACAGATGGATTCCTCAGCGCCGATAAGAAGATACAAGATAGCGACTACTACCACAATTTCTCATATGAAATTTCGTCTGAAAAGTCTCTAAACGACTACACTGAGACTGTGAATCGCGTTGCACACCCAGCTGGCATGCAATTGCTATCAAAATATCTGTTGAAGAATATTACCCAAGACCTATTAACTATAGCGGCAAATGTGTACTCGTCAAATACCTTGCAAACTACAAATGCTAATACATCACACAGCAGCAATGTTTTCTTTGGTAATAACTCAAACTTTACACTGAATGCCAATATCGGTGACTTAATTGTAATAAATACAACGGAAACGGCATCTTTAAAACAGTATACTAGAGTTGTCGCTAATGTTGTAAATGCGAATGTTATTTGGCTAGAATCGGCGATTGGTGGAATAGGTGACGGTAGATTACGAACAACAACTAGCAATGCTAATGTTATTGTGTTTGCGAATTCTTCAGCCGTCACAGAAAGTCTAGAAGCTGGTGACAACATCAGTTTCAATGTCTCTAGCACAACTTATGATAGATATGTCGTTTCAACGCCAACAAGTAATGTCGTATTGTTAAACGCAGCGGTAACTGCATCAGGAAATGTTGTTTATAAGAAAAACCCAACATACAATGTTGTTTCTTATAGAATTATCCGAACTCAAGGGTAACAAATGAAGTCATTAGTATTAAAAGATTTTGGTATTACAAACGCAAAGAATTTCGAGAGCATGGTCTCAGTTCCGCTTGCAAATGTTTATGTTATGGTTGGTAGATCTTTAGCATGGGCTAACACGGCTAATGCAGATCTATTTGATGATGTTACCATTGCAGCACCATACGATACAACAGAATACAAGTTCGATTTGCAAAAAGACGGGCAACTATTAAAGAAGATTACTAGCAACGACATTCAACCAGTTATCCCTAGAGTTGACTGGGCAGCAAATACTGTGTATGTTGCATACGATCAAACAGCAAATTTATTCATCAAGGTGTTGGATACCGCTGTCACTGGTGGTAATGTAAATGTTTCGCTTTCTTTAGCGAATACAGTAAACGCAAATACCATTAATCTTGCTGCTGCAACACCTGCTCTCTCAGCGGGATCGTTTATCAAGATCGGCGATGAAACGAAAGAAGTCGTAAGAATTAATGCCGCTGGTGATTTCTTAACAGTCAATACATCATTCAGTTCAGCGTACACATCAGCGAACTTGTTTAAGGTTGATGTTTCTCAAACGCAGTATTCTAACAAATTCTATGTTCGCAATTCGAGTGACCAAGTATTCAAGTGCCTGTTTAATAATAACGGCGCAGAATCTACTACAATGCCAGAGATTACGATTGGCGGAGATCTACCAGAAAACCCATATATTGAAACAGTTGATGGGTACAAATGGAAGTATATGTACAGTATTCCAACTGGACTAAAGAATAAATTCTTCACCGATAAGTATATGCCAGTTCTTCGTGACACTATTGTGTTCGATAATGCAAAAGATGGTCGCATAGATATCATTAAAATTGTTGACGGTGGAACAGGATACTATGCAGGTAGTTCTGTAAACAACTACTCAGTCGTCAGCGTTACTGGTGATGGAACTTTGGCTAATGTTAGTATTGATGTTGTTAATGGGACCATTGTAGATATTAATATTTTAAATGGTGGTAATAATTATAGCACCGCAACCGTCACCATAGAAGATCCGTTGCAACAAGCCATCGGTAACACAGCAAATCTTCAGGCGGTTATTAGCCCACAATATGGTCATGGTTTTGATCCACAAAGAGAACTAGGTGGGTCTAGCGTCATGGTTTCTGTTGACATTGAAGGCGATGCAGATGGAAACTTGCCAGTTCAAAACGATGGAACAGACTCAATCAGACAAATGTGTTTGGTTAAAGATGTAAAATTAGCAAATGGTGTGTTTGGAACTGCTTCGTATTACCCAATGTATACATCAATTTCAACATCTAATCCACCAGTAAACTTTACTCATAATGAAACAGTGTATGTTGGATCTAGTTTTTCAACCGCAACATTTAGCGCAAGAGTAGTACATTTTGACGATACTACTAATACTCTTTATGTAAATAACATTGTTGGAAATGTTAACAACATTGAAAACGAAACCATCTACCAGAAGGACACTCCATCAGCGTTCGCTAAAATATTTGATGTGATAAAACCAGATATAAATATTTTGTCTGGAGAAATTTTGTATATTGAAAATAGAGCAAAAATTACTCGTAATGAAAGTCAAACCGAATCAACTAAATTTGTTGTAGAATTTTAAGGTGTAATCAATGGATTTTAACGCATCACCATATTGGGACGATTTTGAGGCTACCAACGGAGCGTTGGAAAAGAACTACATGCGTATTCTTTTTCGCCCTGGATTTTCAGTTCAGGGTCGAGAGCTAACACAAATACAGTCTATTTTACAAAACCAGATTAAACAATTCGGAAATCATATTTTCCAGGATGGTTCGCCAGTTGTTGGTGGACATTTAACTTTGGATACATCAGTTAATTATGTAAAACTTGACACCCAATTTAATGGTGTCGACATTGACCTTGAAGATTTCCTTGGATTGGTTGTGTTCAATTCTGGCACACCAAAGGTTCGCGGAAGAGTTATCCAGACATATTCTACCACAACAGATCGTACGCTACTCTTGAAGTATCTTCGCGGTAATACATTTACAGCAGCGCAAACCATCTCAACTGCCGCTGGAAATTCTGCTAATGTATCTTCTACAGCAAATACAACAGGAACAGGCTCTGTTGTTTCAATTAACCAAGGCGTGTTTTATGTTGATGGATTTTTCGTAACAGTTGCACCACAAACAATTGTTCTAGAGCCATACTCAACAACACCAACCTATCGCGTTGGACTAGAGATCGACGAAGAGATTGTGACTGAATCAGTAGACAATGCTCTACTAGACCCAGCGCAAGAAGCATTCAACTATCAGGCTCCAGGTGCTCACCGCTACCAGTTTAATCTTGTTCTTGCTAAAAGAACACTAGACTCTGTAGATGACAGCCGATTCTTTGAGTTGCTCCGCGTTGAAAATGGAATCATCACTCGCCAGGTAAGTTATCCAATCTATTCAGAACTGGAAAAAACACTTGCTCGTCGCACATATGACGAGTCTGGTAACTATGCCGTAAAGCCATTTAGAATTAATGTCTCAGCAAACACACCAGCTGGTCAAGCAGAAAATGCAAATACATTCATTGTAAATGTTGAACCAGGTAAGGCATATGTAAAAGGATTTGAGTTCGAAACTATCGGAACTCGAAAGATTCCTGGCGATCGTGCAAGAACATTCAAGTCTAACAAAGATTATGATTTGTCAGTCTATTACGGCAATCGAATCCAACTAGCCAATGTTATTGGTAGTTCTAGCAATGGTATTGTTTTATCAGACAACCTAGACGAACTAGACATACACTGTGTAGCAAATAACCTTGTAGATCTGTCCAGCGGCGAGTCTTCAAAATACTATGCAACGCGCATCGGTACAGCAAAACTAAAGAACATCGAAAGAACCTCTAGCGCAACGCTATACTACTCTTATCTAACAGATGTAAACTTCACACCAATTGTTTCTGTAACAGGTGGTGCTGGTTCTAATGTTCGCACTGTAAATCTTGGTTCTAACTTCTCAAGCACAACTGATGCTTATGTTGGTGGTACATTAACACTAATAGACCAGATTCAAGGCGAAGCTGGTAAGATCTTGGTGTATAACGGTACAACTAAGATTGCAACACTAGATCGTGACTATACGCAAACTGTTGCAGCTAGCCAGCGATTCTCGCTTACTATGCCAGTGAGCAGCGCAGAATCATTGATGATTGCGAACACGACCTCACTGACTTCTGCAAACTTACAGGCTAATGTTGCTGCAGCAGGTAAAGACGCACTAGGCAACGCCATTCTTGAAGATACAACATTCAACAAGATGGTGTTTGAATTGCCAAACTATTATATTCGTTACGATAGCGACGCAAATGTTGATCTATATCGAAAGTATATTGTAAAGAATCAAAGTTTCGCAACCAACGGCGCATTAACTCTTGCTCTAACTGGTTCTGAAAACTATGACTTTGGAACTAATGGTCAAGTAGTCTCAAATGCTGATGTGGTTGAGAATATCATTGTTGTTCCAACATCAGGAACAACACCAGGTCAGATTGTTGATCTAACAGCTGCTGGTAAGAGTGTGTTTAGAACAACTTCTCAATCTATTACTATTAATACTGACAGCGCATCAGGCGCATCGTTTACTGGTGATGTGTATGTAACAACAAAGATTACAAATGCAAATGGAAGTTTCCGTCGTACAAAAACATTAGTTGAAGCGAATTCAGTATTAACCGTTGGTGATACTCTTGCTGGTGCAACAGATGTTTCTGGATACAGTGGAGTTAAACTTTCTCTTGCAAACGGTATTGCTTGGTTCACTCAGGCTAATGTAATCATCAAAACTCCAGGAGAGCGTCAAGCACTATTCGTTTCTGATGTGATTCAGATTAACAAAATCTATGACTCAGCAAATATTAGCCATGCACCAAATACTACAAACATGGTTGATATCACTGACAGATACACATTTGATAGCGGACAAACGGATAACTACTACGACCACGCTGCAATTATTCTAAAACCAGGTGCCTCTGCGCCAACTGGACAAACTGCAGTCTTATTTGATTACTACACGCATACAGGCTCGGGTTATCTATCTGCTAAATCATATGCTAATACAATCTATGAAACTGAGCAGATTCCAATCTACCAAAGCGTTTCTGGTAAAAACTACAATCTTCGTGACTGTATTGACCTTCGCCCTATCCGCGAACCTGGAACAACAGTCGCACCATACAAAACTGCACCAGTTGATGCTTTTGTAAATGTTGCTTCTGGTGGCGTCATTGTTACTTCTAACACAACCCTGTCGCAAAATGTATTGACACCACCAGTTACAACTGGTTCAATCATTAAGATTGGTGGAGATTTTAGAACTGTAAACTCTGTAATTAATCTACAAGCCGTTACGGTTACATCTGGGTTTACAACAACTGCAACAAATACAGCAATTGAACTAGTGTTCCAGAATTATGATTTTGGTGGGTCAATTATTCAACGCCCAACAGATCCTATCTCACTAGATTACGACTATTATCTACCGCGCATCGATAAACTCGTTGTTACGAAGGATAAAGAGTTCAAGATGTTGAGTGGTGTTCCATCGTTGACTCCACAAGAGCCAACAGAAACCGAAAATTCTATGGCGATCTATACGCTATACATTCCACCATACACAGCATCACTTAAATCTATTGATTTGAGATTTATTGATAATCGTCGCTACACGATGAAGGATATCTCTGAGATTGATAATCGTCTCAAGGAAGTTGAGTCATTTATTGCTCTGAACGAATCTGAAAAACAAATCATTGAAGATCCGCCTAAATCACCAATCACACCAGATGTCAACAAGCCTATTTACGGAACTCTTGTTGATGAGTTTGAGAACCTAATTTACGCTGACACATATAATGACTTTGCATCTTCAATCGAAAATGGTGTTCTTTCTCCATACAAGCATATCACTGCGTTTACATTGAAGCCAACATCAACTGGCAATAATGTTCGCGATAAGTTTGTAACTATTCCATATACAGAAACACCATTCGCTGAGCAAAAACTTGCAACAACAGATGGTGTTGAGACTGTACAGGCAGCGATGATTGCTAAATTCGAAGGATTCGTTACGCTAACACCTGAGAGTGATTATTTCTACTCACTAGAGCATCAGCCTCAGATTACTGATTCGTTGGGTAGATTCTTCGAGTTGCGCCAAGTTCAGTATACACCTGATCCTGCATTGACAACTGCGGTTATCAGATCGATCGGTGCTGGAAACTATCTCGATGCAACATACTTTAACACAGTAATTTCTGGGCAAAATTTCCCAATTACTGTGAATCCTGTTGTAGAAATTCCAGCATATGCAGCTCCAGTAAATGTAATCGATGCGCCAGTTACACAGCCAATAAATATTAACATTACTGGTGTTGCTCCATTTACATTCTTAAATTCAACATGGACTGGACAAATTTCTGAAGAATCAGCAGCAAAATCAGAAGATATCTTTACTCCAGATTGGAATAGAAACGGCATATTAAGTGCTGACTCTTTCGTTTCTCGATATGATGTATAATTAATTTAACAGGAAACTCTCATGGGAACAGGAATAGACTTGGCTAGACGCGCAAGGCTTAGAGCACAACGAGAAGATGGATTTCGTGGTGGCGGTAGAGATAGAATATTTCCTCTTCCTGCGCCTGAAGAAAATGAAACACCAATTGTTTCAGTTGGTTTAAGCCCATTCATTCGCGAAAATGATATTAACTTTTCGGCTAAAAACTTAAAGCCAGATGCAACTGCGAACTTTTTCTTTGATGAAATCCCTGTTAATCTTTTTTGCCAAAGAGCCTCTGCAATTAATGTTTCCTCAAGCAGTGTTCTAACAGCTGTTAAACTTAACCAAGGAGTTTATGGAGCAACATCAAAGGCATATGGTGAGGTGCTCGGCACATCGCGCACTGGCACACAAAATTTAGTCTATGTAAATGATAACTTCATCACCATTAAAGTTACAAAAGGATCTGGGTCAGCAGATCTTGCTGATACAGACTTTAGAATTGACGATCTAGTCTATCAAACAGACGCAGGAACAGCGCTAACCTTCTCGTTTAACAGCACAAACATTCAGCCTGAATTCTCATTCGTAGGCAAGATTAAAAAGTGGGAACGAATTGATGCTACGACGGGTTATCTAGTTATAGATCCTGTTCTCGGTTCACTCAAAACAACACTCACTAGTGCAACTGCATTCAATCTTTGGAACTTAACAAAGTATATCGCTGATGCTCGCGAAGCCACTATCACAATGGCAAACAATCGATTCCAGGCTAGTGAATCATTGGCATATGCTAATGGTACTGCGCTTGGAACAATCAGTGCAGCAAATGCATATACTGCATTGTCTTCTGTTGTAACTGGTGCAAATACTGCTAACTCACCACTTCGTTCCATTGTAATCTCATCAAATAATACTACTCGTGATGGTATCTCTACGATTGTTGGTAATACAATTACTATCGTCTCTGGTACGAACATGGGCTTTAGAGCGAATGTTGTGCAGGTTATTGCTAATACAGCAAACGGCTGGAGCGAAGCAATCGTTGATGCAACGCTACCAGCATTGTGCACATCAAACTCCATTTACTCATTAGGCAATCATGTTGTAGATGATGTTGGCGCGTTGCATGGAATTTTCCATATTCCATCAGAGTCCAACCTAAAGTGGTTGACTGGTGAAAGAGTGTTTACAATTACAGACACAGCAACCTATAACGATAATGCATACAAGATGCGTGCAATCAGTAAGTATAGCGCAGTTGGTAAGATAAACAGCGCAGAAAATGCTCGTAACTATGTGCTTCGCGAACAGACACCAAGCACACTACAAGCAGCACCAAAGGTTATTAACGAAACTCAAAAGATTAATGACCGCAAGTATATGGCACAGACCTTCTTCACACCACGCGGCAATTCTATTGTCAACGGAGAAGTGAAGAATGGTTATGGTGTGTTTGTCACTTCTGTTGACTTGTTCTTCAAGGAAAAACCAACAGATGTTAACGAACAGCTGCCATTCTCGGTAACTATCTCAAGAGTAGAAAACGGTCTACCATCAAACGACATTATTGCAGAACGAACTCTAGAACCTGCATATGTCAACACATCAAATACACCAAGTGTCGGAAACACTTCGACCTTAACGAAGTTTACATTCACCGATCCAGTTTACTTGCTACCAGGCACTGAGTATGCGATTAAACTCGTCACCGAATCACCAGACTATGTTGTCTGGACAGCTTCCCTCGGTGGAGAATATACTGACGAAACAGGAAACTTGCGTCGTATTTCAGAACAACCTTATATTGGTAACTTCTTTAAATCGCAAAATGCATCTAATTGGAATCCAATTCTAAATCAAGACTTGATGTTCCGAATCAACAGAGCAGCGTTCGCAACTACTCCATCTGTAGCATACTTTAACCTAGTTCCTAACAAGGATATTCAGACTAATACAGTTATGGATTTGGTTAAGATCTCAGCAACAGAACAGCAATTTGCACCAACATCTATCACATATGAAGTGAACTCGTTCTTGACAGATGGAACCGCTTCGGGATATATCAAGGTAGATAATAACCAGATCTACAACTTTGGTAAAGACACAAATATTTCTAGCGCAACATCAAAGCGTCGTCGATATATTCCATCAGCAAATGTTGAGGGTGTGAATGTCAAGGTGACAATGGCAACAACAGATGATTCTGTTGCGCCTATCTTGAATAGAGAAAGATTTGGCGTGTTTGCTCTACAAAATATCATCAACAATGCTGGTATTGCAAATAATCTAATCTCGGTAACAAATAGTGGTAGCCACTCTAATGCTGCTAATATTACTATTACAATCAGTGCACCAGATGTTGGTTCTAATAGAGCAACTGCAAATATTCTACCAGGAATGCTATCTGGCGGTAAAATTACTGATGTAAATATTATCAATCCAGGTTCAGGATACTTTACATCACCAACAATTACGATTGTTGAGCCTGGTGCTTCTAGTAATGCGGCAGCAATTATTAATGGTGAAACTGATGCCTCTGGTGGTAATGTTCTATCTAAATACCAGACAAAGGTTGTCACGCTAGAGGATGGCTTTGACGCTGGCGATCTTGTAGTTCGTATGCGTGCGTATAAACCTCAAGGAACTAATATTGCTGTTTACTTCAAGGTTCTTTCTTCGTTGGACTCAGATCCGTTTGTTACGAAGAAGTGGCAAAAGATGAATGTTGTAAACGATTACACTTCACCTGACCAGACAACTGCAGTTCCATTAGAGTTTAAATATGCTATTAGAAAAGGCAGTATAGATTACTTTGATGGCGCTAGAACATTGCCATTGGGTGGAACATTTAAATACTTCGCTGTTAAGGTTCGCATGACAGCCGAAGATCCAACAGTAACACCTGCGGTAGAATCACTAAGAGTTATTGCTGTTCCTGGTGGTTAATATGAAGTATAAGATTGCTGGTACAAAATATACTCGCGATTTGAGTAACATGGCTATTTTATGTAACGATCGATCAGAAGTTACCAAATACGAAAGTGAAATGCGTCGTTATCGTGAGAACCAGTCTCGGGATGATGAGATAAATAGAATGAAGTCAGATATATCTGAAATTAAGCAAATGCTTCAGGCATTGAGCAGAGGACAAAATGGCTAACGCAAATATCGCAACAATTGCTGTCACGAATACATTCGATGATTGGCGCACAAGAACTAATGACTTAATTACAGATAGAAATATCCTTCGCAATCACCCATATGTAAAGGATAACTCAAACTTTACCGTTGCTAATGGTACAGTCCTTATCTCTCGTTCAACGGGTGGAACTCTGCTTACTCTTGCAGGCGGTGGTGATGCTCTAATCGGTGGTACAACTACTACAACTGACCTTATTGTTGGTGACGATGCTTCTGTAGCCAATCAATTAACAGTAACTGGTAACACGATTATTACTGGTAATGTTTCCATCTCCAGAAACACTGCTATTTCACAAAATCTCTCAGTAACTGGCGACGTTTTTGTAAACACCAATAGATTCAGAGTGTCAGCTGCTAATGGAGATACTGTTGTTGCAGGTGATTTGATTATCTCTGGTGGTGATATTATTGCCAACACCACAACGTTAAACCTTGTTAACACAGTTGTAGATGTGTTGGAATTCGCCAAAAACGCAAACACAATCAACGTCGGCAATACGACTGGTACAGTTAATATTCAAGGCGACCTTATTGTTTTCGGTGGCGATATTACATCAGTCGCTACAGTAAATCTTCTCAACACCTCACCAACTGCAATTAATTTCGGTCGACTTGCTAATACAGTAACGATCGGCAATACTACATCAACTGTTACAATGCAGGGTGATCTTGTAGTTTCAGGTGGTGATATTACTTCCACTGCTACAGCAAATCTACTTAATACAACAACTACTGTATTGAATATTGGTGGTTCTGCAACCACTGTAGAGATTGGTGCTGCTACTGGTTTAACAAACATTAATAACAATTTAGAAGTTGATGGCGATTTAACTGTTGACGGTGGCGATATTGTCACAGCAACTGCAACCGCTAATATCGCTAATACAACTGCAACAACAGTAAACTTTGCTGGCGTTGCTACCGCACTTAATTTGGGTGCATCTACTGGCACAACTGATGTTAAAAATAATTTAAATGTAGTTGGCGATTTAGATGTTGATGGTGGTGATATCACATCAACCGCAACAGCAAATGTTGTAAACACCTCTGCTACAGCAGTAAATTTTGCTAGATTAGCAAACACAGTAACGATCGGTAATACAACCAGCACTGTAACTCTACAAGGTGATTTAGTTGTTTCTGGTGGTGATATTACCTCTACAGCAACTGCAAACTTATTAAACACTACAACAACGACACTTAATCTTGGCGGTGCTGCTACGACAGTTGAAATCGGTGCTGCTACTGGTTTGACTAATATCAACAATAATTTAGAAGTTGATGGCGACTTGACAGTTGATGGCGGTGATATTGTTACAGCAACTGCAACCGCTAATATCGCGAACACAACTGCAACAACAGTAAACTTTGCTGGTAATGCAACTGCACTTAATATGGGTGCAACTAGTGGAAC